AGCGGCAGCCAAAGCAATGTACGAAAGCGGCCAATCTGCTGAGCAATTGGCTGCTCTCGGGCTGACGGCTGCCGACCTCGATGAGGACGATGTCGAGGTCTGGCCCTGCAACTGGCCGGCCTTTCTCCTTTTCAACCGCATGTCCACCCAGTGGCGAGCAGGCACCGGCGGCGCGATCGGTCTCGACTACAGCAGCATCCGCGACGTGGCCGGCTTCCTCGGCATCAAGAAAAAGAAACTCGCTGAAATTTTCCATGACCTTCAGGTGTTGGAAGGCGAAGCCCTGCGCGTCATGGCCGAGGAAAGGGAAAACAGCCCGTAATCACGGGCACTTATTCAAGGTGAGTCGATGAACATTGCAGAACTCGGCGTCAAGATCGACTCGGCCGATGCGATCCAGGCCAAAACAAGCCTGGAGGAGATGGCCAAGGCCGGCGGCCGGGCCGAGCAGTCCGCCGTCTCGCTGATGAACGAAATGGAGGCGCTGGAAAAGTCGCTTTCGACCAGCGCCAAAACCACCCAGGATCTGGCAAAGCAGCGTGACGCTCTCGCCAAGCTGACCAAGACCGGCGCCTATGGCGAGGCAGAAGCGGCGAAGATCTCCGCGCAGCTCGACAAGCAGCAGGTGGCCCTGGCCAAGTCCGCTCTGGATGAGCAAAAAGCTCTCAACAGCTTGTTGGGGGCAATTGACCCGGCCCGCGCGGCGCTGGCGAAACTCGACACTCAAGTTGAGCAACTGGGCAAGCACCTGGACGAGGGGCGCCTGAGTCAGGACGACTACAACAAGGCCCTGGGCAATATTGACAAGGACTACGCCAAGCTCGAAAAAACCACCACCGGTTTCGACAAGCTGCGCCTCGGCACCCGCCAAGCGCAGGAAAACGTTATGCAGCTCGGTAACGCCCTGTCGACCGGCGATTGGGGGAGTGGTGCCCGGGCAATCACGCAGATCGGCGTAGGGGCCGGCGCCTCCATGAGCGGTCTGCTGGCACTAGCTGCTCCGATTGGCCTTGTGACTGCCGCCATAGGTGGGCTGGCCTATGCCTACTACAGCGGCAGTAGAGAGACGGAAGCCTTCAACAAGGCGCTGATCCTCACAGGCAATTATGCAGGTGCAAGCGCTGGACAGTTGAGCGATATGTCCCGCCAGGTCGCAGCGACAGTGGGCACCACCGGGCAGGCTGCGGACGTGCTGGTCACCCTGGCAGGTAGCGGTAAGCTCGCCAGCAGCAGTTTCGTGGATATCGCCGAGGCGGCCCTATCCATGGAGAAGGCCACCGGCAAGTCCATCGAGGCAACCGTTGCCGAGTTCGTCAAGATCGCCGACGACCCAGTGGCCGCCGCCAAGTCGCTCAACGAGCAGTACCACTTCCTCACTGCCTCGGTTTATTCGCAGATCGTCGCACTCAAGGACCAAGGCGACGAAATCGGCGCCACCAAGCTGCTGACCGACACCTATGCCGACACTGTGCAGACCAGATCCCGCCAGGTGATAGAGAACCTGAACCTGTGGGAGCGGGCCTGGCTTGGCATCAAGAGTGCCGCGAGCGGCGCCCTAGATGGAATCAGCGATGTAGGTCGGCAGAAGAGCTACAACGACCAGATTAAGGACCTGCAGTCCAAGCTCACCGGCTCCGATGCGTTCGACGTTGGCGGCACGAGAATGAACGCCCAGGAGGTGAGCCCGAAGGTTCGGGCCCAGATTCAGGCGCAGATCACCTTTCTTACGCTGCAGCGTGATGCCGATGATGCTCGGATCAAGTATTTCGATGACCAGGGAAAGGCCCAGCAAGCGGCCATCGTCGCCAGCGACAAGATCGACGTGCTCACCAAGTCCTCCTGGACGAATGAGCAGAAACGCGCCGAAGCACTCAAGGATTACAAGAAACAGCTCGACGATATCCGCAAGGTTTCGCCGAACGATCCGCGCCTGGCACAGGCCACGATCGACAAGAACATCTCCAACATCAACGATAAGTTCAAAGACCCGAAGGCCCCGAGTTCTCAGGTCGACCTGACCGGCTTCAACGACGCCAAGAACAGCCTCGCGGCCATCGCCGCGGACTACAAAAACTACCAGAAGGAACTGGACGCGGCGCAGAAGGCCGGCCTGGTATCCGAGGCCGACTATCTGCTGCGCCGCCAGGCCCTGATCGGCAACGAGCGAGATCAGGTGACGGCAGCCTACGAGGCGGAGATCACCGCGCTGGAGGCCGCCAAGGGCAAGAAGACCACGTCGGCCGCGCAAAGCATCCAGCTGGACCAAAAGATCGCCGATGCGCGCGCAGGGATGGTCAAGGCGCAGAAGGATGCCGACAGCCAGCTTGAAGTGTTGGCCACCAACGAGGCCGGGCGCCTTGCCAAGCAGGAGCGCGCGATCAGCACATACATCCAGGCGCTGGGGCAGCAACAGCGGGCACTTGAATTGGCTGGCCAGCGCGCAGTACTCGGCGTGGGCCAGGGTGATCGCCAAAACGCGCTCAGCGGCGAGCTGAACAGCCAGCAAGATCGGTTTGCTCAGCAGTCCCTAGAGTTGGCCAACCAGAAGTCCGACCCGTCGCGGAATATGTCGGAGGAGGAGTTCAAGCGTAAATCCCAGGCGCTCGCCGATGCGAATAAGGCGGCGACCGACCAAATCCGGCAGAACTACGCGGATGTGGAAGCTGCCCAGGGTGATTGGACGAAGGGCGCGACGGCTGCTTGGGATAACTACCTGGATTCGGCGCGGAACATCGCCGGCCAGACGAAAAGCCTGTTCGGCAATGCATTCAGTTCCATGGAGGATTCGCTGGTCAACTTCGCCGTTACAGGCAAGGCGTCGTTTGCAGACTTCACCAAGTCGATTTTGGCGGACATGGCGCGCATTGCGACACGTCAGGCCAGTTCCGCTTTGCTGGGCAGCCTGGTAGGGGCGGCGGCGAGTTACTTCGGCGGCAGTGCCGCCGGCGGCAACGGGCTGGCCGCCGGATCTGCCGGCGCTGCATCTTCCAATCTTGGAGCTTCAGCGGGGGGCTACTCGGGCAGCTACTTCCCGCAAGCCATGGGCGGCGCCTGGTCGGGCGGAGTGCAGATGTTCGCCGACGGCGGCGCATTCACGAACTCCGTCGTCAGCAAGCCTACGGCTTTCGGTATGGCCAACGGCAAGACCGGCGTCATGGGTGAGGCAGGGGAAGAGGCGATCATGCCGCTGACCCGAACGTCCAGCGGCAAGCTCGGCGTTATGGCCATGGGCGGCGGGTCCGGCGGAACGCAGATCAATGTCGAGGTGCATATCGACGGTGAAGGCAACGCATCGTCTACCTCTGATGCGCCTGGTTATGACCTGTTCGGCAAGGAGCTGGCGACGTTCGTTGAGCAGAAGTATCAGGAACTGCGCAGCAGGGACATGCGCCAGGGCGGCGTCATCAACAACGCAATCAAGGGGCGATGATGGCTATCGAACGATTCACCTGGGCAACGGAAAAGGGCGCGGAGGGTGATGTGACCCAGCGCGTCCGGACCAAGCAGTTCGGCGATGGGTACGAGCAGTCGGTCGAAGATGGCTTCAATAACCAGTCCCAATCCTGGCCGCTCACATTCACCGGCGCCAAGGCTCGTGTTCTGGAAATCAAGGCGTTCCTCGATCGGCACAAGGGCGCCAAGGGATTTCTATGGGAGCCGCCCCTGGGCGAGCTTGGCCTCTACAAATGCAACGGCTACAAGCCGGTTCACCGCGGTGGCCAGGTCTACGCCATCACCGCCACCTTCAAGCAAACCTTTCATCCCTGAGGCCTATCCATGGCACTGATCACGGACATCCAGAAGCTGGAGCCCGGTGGCGAGATTCGCCTGTTTGAAATTGACGGGACTGAGTACGGCGCGGATTACCTGCGCTTCCACGGGCATGCCATTCCGCACACACCTGAAGAGTTGCTGGCCTACGAGCATTCGGAAGAGGATCTGCCTGCGAAGTCGATCTGGTGGCGGGGAGAGGAGTACGCGGCCTGGCCGGTACAGATTGAGGGGATTTCCTCGAGTAGCGACGGCACAGCCTCACGGCCGACATTCGCTGCCGGCAACGTCAACGGCAGAATCACGGCGCTGTGCCTGGCCTTCGAGGACATGCTCAAGTTCAAGCTGACGGTTCGCGAGACCCTGGCCCAGTATCTGGACGCAGCCAACTTTCCCGACGGCAACCCGACTGCAGACCCGACCCAGGAAGCGTTGGAGATCTGGTACATCGACCAGAAAACCAGCGAGGACGGCGAGGCGGTGGTCTGGGAGCTGTCTTCCCCGGGTGAGATCGACAACCACGGGCTGCCCGGCCGGCAGATGACGACGTTTTGCCACTGGAGCATGACAAACGGCTACCGCGGGCATGACTGTGGCTACACCGGTGCGGCCATGTTCGATGACGAGGACAACCCCACGGATGACCCCGCCAAGGATCAGTGCAAGGGCTGTCTGTCGTCGTGCAAGTTGCGCTTCGGCGAGAGCAACGAGCTCAGTTTCGGTGGGTTTCCCGCTGTGAGCTTGGTCTCAAGGAGCTGATCATGCGAAAACACATCATCATCGCGATCCAGGCGCACGCGGCAACGGAGTATCCCCGCGAGTGCTGCGGGCTGTTGTTGGTCATAGGGCGCACGCAGAAGTACTTCCCATGCCGGAACATCGCCACGGAGCCGAACGAAGAGTTTCGGCTCGATCCCGAGGATTACGCTGCGGCGGAAGATTTGGGGGAAGTGATTGGCATTGTCCACTCGCATCCGGACGCCACCAGCAGACCATCACCGCATGACCTAGCCATGTGCGAAGCCACAGAGCTGCCCTGGCACATTCTGAGCTGGCCTGAGGGCGACCTAAGGTCGATCACGCCAACGGGCAGCACGCCGCTGCTCAGGCGCCCGTTCGTACACGGCGCCTGGGACTGCTGGCAGGTCTGCGCTGACTGGTACCAGCGTGAATGGGGGCTTGAGTTCGAAGCCTTCCATCGCGTCGATGGGTGGTGGGAGAGTGCCGAGAACGCCAGCCTGTACGAGCAGCACTACGAGGCTGCCGGCTTTGTTCGCGTGGACCGGCCGCAGCGCGGTGATCTGATCGTCATGCACGTAGGGCGGACGGCTCACCCGAACCATGCCGGGATCTACCTGGGCACTGATCCAGCTCTACCAGGTGAAGAGTCAGGCACTTTTGGCCCCGGGCCTTTCCTACTGCACCACCTGTATGGCAGGCCTTCCGAAATCATAGTTTTTGGTGGCCCGTGGCATGACAGAACGCGCCTGATCCTCAGGCACAGATACGCAAAACAACCCACATGACGCGGTGAGTCCGCATGAGGAAAGTATGGAAAAGCCATTTGAGATAGAAGAGAACGGCAAGGCGCGTATTGTCGTAGCCGTGATTTGCGACGATTGGAGGGTGCTGATGGTCAAGCACCCTCAAACCGGTGTTTATTACGCAGCCGGCATTAAGCTCGGCCGGTAATCGATTGAGACAAGCTGTCTAAGTAGCTATCGTGCAGCCCTTTATCGATGCCCTCGAACCTTTCGGCCTTCAGATTTTGAAGATCTTGGGAAATTACGTTCGCTATTGCATCGTTGCCAAATGCAAGTCGACGCCCGAGAACTGCTGCCGCATTCATGTTGAAAACAATTGCAGTCTTGAGTGCTAGCTCTAATTCTTCTAGGCGTTGATCGACTGTTTTCTGATTACTCACATTGACCTCCAGGTCATAAACGCGCCGATATTGGCGCAACCCCAGTCCTTGGGCTTGCAGGCGAAGGACTGGGTAGTCTCTACACTTCCTGTGATGCAGGGTATTTTTTCTTATAGTCCGTCAACTCATCAATTCCGAAACCTGTATTCGGGCCTGAATGAGGTATGTAAAAAGTGTTTACTGTTCTGTGGTCTTTTATGGCCCTTTCTACAGTTGACATACTTGCTAGCGGCAAGAAAATATTTCCACGACTAAATGCCGATTTTGTACCCTTTGCCTCCATATAAATCGTGAGATTTGTTTGGGGGATTTTCACGCTTCTATTTTTGAAAAGCAGCTTCCATAAATCGTGGCCATAGGCTTTTGTAATTAAGGTTTCAAGACTTGCGATCTTGTCTGGCGAAACCAAAAGTAGCTCAGTGGTATTCGATGCAGCTATTGCGAGTACCCTCGAGAACTCACCGATATCGCCTGAATAATTAGTGCTGTGATACTGCATACCTGATCCCTAGGCCGATTTTGATTTGTTTGATTTGGTTGTTGCAGGCACAACGCTACTACGCGAAGCCCGATCCCTGCCACTGGCATTCCATCCACGCTGGATGCCTGGCCAGGTACGTATGCTTTCGGGCGTCGGCCGGTGCTACCATTCAGGTCTGTAGCCCAAGGGATCCATGATGAAACTTGATAAAGAGCTAGTTCGCGAAATCCTCCTTGCCGTTGAGGCGCACGACGAGGCTCAGGGATGGATGACATTAAAAATTGAAGGCCGGACTGATAAGGAAGTCTCCTATCACGTCATGCTTCTAGATGAGGCCGGGTTACTTTCTGGCATTAGTCTGGGTGGGATGAACACTTTTGAATGGCAGCCAAAGAGGCTGACTTATCAAGGGCATGAGTTTCTCGATACCGTGCGAGATGGCGAGGTGTGGAGGCGCACGAAGGAGGGCGCGGAGAAAGTTGGCGGCGTTGGTCTGGGATTGCTCGTTGAGCTCGGCAAGGCATACGGGAAGCAAATTTTTAAGGAGCGCCTTGGCATCGAGTTACCTTGATGTTCCAAACCAACGAGGGAGCGATATGCGAATTTTGATAGCTGCGGTAGCGGTGGCGATGCTGGCGGGGTGTATGCCGCCAACGATGAACGAGGCTCGCCTAGATGGCCCTTACAAGGTCCTGCATTCGAAAAAGTCGGATAAAGACGTCGCGGAATGCGTTCAGTACGAATGGCAAAATCAGGCAATTTTCGGCGGAACGCCAGGTGCAACACTTCAAGCCGGAAGACCAAGCGGCTATACCGTTTTCACTGAGGCCTCTGCTTATTTTGTGGACATCCAGCCCAAGGGCGCGGGCTCAGAGGCGAAGTATTACGCGGTGGTGGATAATTGGATCGCCAATAAACGGCTGACCGCGCTGCAAGGCTGCCTGTAGCGGCACATCAAATTGTTCAAGGCTCGCTTCGGCGGGCCTTTTTATTACCTGGAGAAGAGCACATGGCGGCACTTGCCATTAATTATCAGCCCATGACCACGATCCTGCTCTACGGACAGCTTCGTCAGTTTGGGAGGTCCTTTCGGATGGCCGTAAGGACGCCGGCAGAAGCAGTTAAGGCTCTGTGCGTCCAGATTCCCGGCTTTGAGCGGTTCCTGTCGAATGCAAAATCGCGAGGTGTCGAATTTGCGGTTTTCCGAGGATCGAAAAATCTTGAAGAAAAAGAGCTCGGTTTTTCCGGCGAAGGAAGCATCCGGATCGCACCGGTAATCACAGGCAGTAAACGGGGTGGTGCCCTACAAACAATCATTGGAGCCGTACTCATCGTCGTTGGCTTGGTGATCACCGGTGGCAGCTTCGGCACCATGGCCCCTTTCGGCTCGGCATTGATCATGATGGGCGGCTCGATGGTGCTGGGCGGCGTGATCCAAATGCTCAGCCCTCAAGCCGGCGGCCTCAAAACCAGCGCCGCACCAGAGAACACCCCTGGCTATGCCTTCGGCAGCGCCAAGAACACCACTGCATCGGGTAACCCGGTACCGCTCTGCTACGGAAAGCGCCGGGTTGGTGGTGCGATCATCAGTGCTGCGATCTACGCCGAAGATCAGATGTAGCGAACACCTGAAGCACCGCAGCCGCCCATGAGGCGGTTTTTTATTGCCTGGAG